TCAGAAGCAGCTTCTACTGCTGCCCTGATCTCTGCATTTGTTTGATCGGCTGTAGCACCTGCTTCAATAGCATTTAGTTTTGTATGGTCTGCGTCTGTAAATACATTAGAGTCTGTTGCTGATTCTACTAGCGTTCTTATCTCAGCAGCAGTTTGGTCAGCAGTTGCATTTGCTTCAATATTATTTAATTTAGTATGGTCAGCATCAGTAAACACGTTGCTATCACTAGCACTTTCAACAAGTGTTCTTATTTCTGCTGCTGTCTGGTCTGCTGTTGCAGAAGCTTCTATTGCATTTAATTTAGAGTGATCTGCGTCAGTAAAAACATTAGAGTCTGTTGCACTCTCTACTAATGTTCTGATCTCTGCTGCTGTTTGATCTCCTGTAGCTCCTTCTTCAATGCCACTTAATTTATCTGTAATCTCTTGTTGAGCAAATAATACTTGGTCGCTGTTTGTATCTAAATCTGTTTCTGTTAAAACGCTACCATCTTGAAAATCTACTTTCTTTGCACTTATATTTGTATCTCTTTGAAACTTAACAGCAGCACCATTGGCAGGGGTGTTACCAGAAGTAAAGGTAACTGTTGAACCGCTAATCGTGTAATGAGTATCTAATGTTTTTAAAACACCTGCTACTGTTACATCTACTTCATTATTAGCTAAGAACGAAAAAGATATTGCAAAGTTATTCGTACTACCATTACCAGTATGTGTTGTTGCTGTTGCTGTGGTGTTAGTAGCCATGATTAAAAGGAACTATTGTTAAATGTACCTAAGTTAAGTTTATCAAACTCTTTAAGCAATACATCATTAAACTTTTGATTCTTTTCTTCAACTGCGTTTATTCTATTATCAATATCTTTTTGTGTCATTTCAGTTAGCATATATTCTATCATACCTGCTTTTATGTATTTGGTATTTATTTTTGATAATGATTGGAATATAAGTTCTGCTGCTTTTTGTCCTTCTTCACTTTGTAAGCCATTATTTTTAATAGTACTTCTAAGTGATTGTATATAAGGTGTATTTATTTCTGCATTGATAGCTTCTTTAATATTCATATTTTTACCTTTATATTTTAGTTCTATTAAGTTTGTTATTTTTTTAAGATTATTATATTCATTCCTGTCTAATTTTTTTGGTATGAAGTCTGCTGATCTTAAATTAGGTAATACTGATCCTCTTATAATATCTGGCGGTGGAGGTAACATTTTACCTATCTCAGCTTGCACATCAAGAACTAAAAAGTTTTGACTTTCTCCTATAGGTCTATTGTAGATAAATTGAAAAAGACCTCCTTCTTTGCGTGGATAAGTTACTACATTATTAGTTATATGCTCTACTTGTGAAGGTAACTTACCTCCTACATTTAAAGGTACGATTTCTTTAAACATCTTATCTACTGTATTTTCAAGAGCTTGAATTATATAATTTGCTTTATTAAAATCCTCGTCACTATAAGGCAAACTTTCATTAGCACCATCTCCTGAGTATGTTTTTGAATCACGTTTAATAAATTTTCTTAATTCTGTAGGATCACCTGTTGAGTTAAATAATGCTTTAGCATCTTCCTCAGTAAATCCCATTGTTTCTTTTATCGCTGCTGGTACTCTTGCAAGTCTTTTAAACAAACTTGAATAAGGGAAGTTAGCGGATACTTGCCTACCAATATAATCAAGAAGTTTTTTGTCTCGATATTTCAAACCTTCATCTATACCTTGTTCAGTTAGTTGTCCACCTGCTGAAAGAATTTTTAATAGCTCTGATATTTGACTTGTATATGTTTTACCAAACATATTACGACCAACAAAAGCAAACCAAGTTCCTACATATTCCAATACTCCTTCTCCTTCATCAGGCAACCAAGGTTGCATCTCTGCAAAATCTAACCAAGTTCTTACTAAAGAAGCTAGTGGATCGGGTATAAACTCAAGACTCTTATAGATATATACAGGCTTACCATTTCTTAGCAAAGGATCGCCATTCTCGTCATACTGTAAAACAGCTTTACTATAAGGTCGCCAACCATTTTTATACATAGAAATCCATTGTGCAGCACCTTCTTTGGTATAAAAATTAGGACCACCACCTGTTAAAAATTCTTTTTTATATTCGTCATCTACATCTTCAAATTGTTTATTAGTTAGAAATAACATTAAAGTACCAAGTGCAGCACCCATTCTTATTTGACCATTTGCCTGTTGACGAACATAAGGGTCTGGACTATTTAAGTCAGCAACCATATCAGGCAAAAGAAACTGATTGACACGATTTATATTTACTCTTTGTCCATTTTTTAATGTAACTTGTATTGGCATATTTACTATTGGCAAGTATCTTGCAGTTTCTAAGAACATATTGGTTGGGGTTCTTGTAAATTTAAAATAAAATCTAACTGCGGGATTATTTATAGCTGCGTCATTTATAAACTTTGCACCTTTACCAAAATAACTGTCTGTTCTTATGTCTTGAGTAAAGGTAATAGTTTTGCCAACTTCTTTTGCTCTTGTAAGTATTCTTTGTATTACTGCATCAGTTGGTTGTAGTTGTCTTGGTCCAACTACTCCTTCATCTAATGGATCAATTCTACCTAAAGTTCCTTCTTGACCTCTAAGTAAATAAGATATAACTCCATCTACAGTTCCTTTAATATATTTTGTTAAATCTTCTCCTTCTAAATTTCTAGCAACACCTTCATTAAAAGCTTCAAATGCAGTAGCAGCAATAATATTAGGTGCTTGTATCAAAGCATCATTAGCTGTCATTAATCTACTAGGAAGTCTTATAATTCTTCCAAACTCGTCATAAGCTCTTAAAGGCCAAAAGCTAGAATCCGAAGATATGATAAATCGTTGACCTGTATCTCCTTTAACATTTCCAACATTAATAAAATTATCTTCCATATCCCATGATCTTTTCCAAGCATTTACACCAAAATCTAAGTTATAAAATAAATAAGACATATATTGTTGTGCTGCCCTTAACTCGGTAACACTACTAGCACCTACAAAATTATTCATTGCTTTCATAAATGTCATCATTGCACCAGAATATAAATTTATTGCTTGTGTATTAGGACCAGAAAGAACAGCATTAATACCAATCTCATTTAAAATTCTTGCACTTTTGTCTAATCCTTTTATAAGTGAAGTAGATATAGCATCTTGATTTTGTATTGCAACAAGTTTTCTAGGGTCGCCACTTGCTGCTTTTAAAGTAACTGCTGCTTGATTTAATTTTGAATAATCTCCTGTTTTTGTAGCTTCTTCTAAAGCTTCTGTAAGTCTAGTTTTTAATAATTGATTTCTTGATATTGCATCATCAATATCTATTTGCAACTCAGGTACTTTAGCAGTAGCAGCAGCTTTTTCTGCTGCTGTCATACCTGTTATTTCTTCAACTGTTTTGCCTTCTATGCCTTGCTCTGTCTTCATACCAAAAGACTTAACAGTTCTACCTGCTTGTGTTCTTAGTGGCAGACCTAGTGTTAACCATTCTTCTACGTCTGTCAGTGCTTCAAACAAATCATCAATACTTTTTTGTATCTTTGCAGAATCTTTTGTCTTAATAAGGTCCATCATTATTTGGTTTTTATTAGCTACGTTTTCTGTTGCTAGTGTTATAACTTGTGCAACTGCAAAATTTAAAGAATCACTAGGAACTAAGTTATACATCTTTGCATACATCTCTGCATATTCTTTTATCGCACTTGTATTAGATAACTTAACAACTCCTTTATCAAACATACCTAGACCTTCAAGCCTTGTTTGTACTTGACTTTTAGAACCTACAAAAACATCTTCATCTTTTAATTGCCTGATTATTGATTCTACTAATTCTTGTTGTCTTGGTTTAAATTCTTTAATAAAAGCAACTGATTGAGGATTCTTTGTAAGATCACCTAAGTTTTGTTTTTTACCAGTAATACTTGTTTGCACTTCTCCCGAATACTTAGCATCAGCAGGTACTTCTATTGTTAGTCCTACTGTGTTACCTTGACCTGCTTGTGCTGAACCTGTTTTATCAATAACTATTTGTTTTATTTTTTCATGTAAGTTTGTGCCATGCTGTCTTATTTCTTTTTCTGTAAAACCTTGACTAATAAAACTTTCTAAAATTTGATCTGCATACTTTGGCGGTTTTGTTTTTTTATATCTTAAATACCAAGCCATCTTATCAAAATCAGATTGAAAAACTATTGGTGCATCTCCATAGTTAGGCTTTGTATTTTTAAATTGATTAGGCATTATATATGTTCTGACAGAACCATCTATAGGTCTTGTATTTGTTTGACTACTTGTACCAGAACCTTCCTTTTTTAATTTTTCTCCAATTTTTTCGTAGCTTTCACCTTTACCTTCTATATCATTCTTTAAAATTTTAGTTGCTTTATTTATGTTTTCTGTTGCTTCTTCTACAACTTGAACATCTTTTTTATTTAGATTAAATATATTGTTTGTTTTGTCAAATTTAAAATTTTTATATTTAGTAAATATCTTATCAAAACCTTCTATAGAAGTTTTTAAAGTACCACCAAAAGTAGCACCTAAACCAAAATTAGCATAGTATTCTTCTAAAGTTACTTCATCTCCTAATATATCTCTTAAGAAAGTTTCAGTAGTAGCAATCGTACCACCATAACCTGATGATGCAACTACACCTTTCCAACCTTTTAAAGTAACACCAAAAGGAATTATTTGTGTAGCACCTGCTGCAAAAGCTTCACGAGTATCACATTTAAAATTTACTCTGTCTTCTTCTTTTAATCTTTGTTTTTGTGCTTCACAGTTTGCTGTATAACCTACTGAAAATTGACCAAGAACGTATATAGCTTTAGCCCAATTACCACCCCCTAGTAAAGGTGCAAAAACATAATCTGCTGTCATACCTACACCTATCTCTATACCTAAACCTTTTGCTAATTTATTAAATTGCGACTCGTTATCAGCTTCAAGCATATTGATAGTAAAACCTTTATCTTCATAATGTTTCATTACATTTGTAAGACCATTTTGGAACTCTTCGCTTTCTACTTTTTCTCTAGGTATCTTGTTTCCTAAAAACTCTTCGCCTGTAAAACCTGTTTCTTTTTTTATTAATTGGAAAAATTCTTTTCTATCTTTTAAACCTTTAATTGGTTTGTTATTAAAACCTAAATTAGTAAACTGATTACCTTTTATAAAATCATAAAGACTTAAAAATTTTAAACGCCCCTCAAGATTTGGTACAGTATCTTCTAAAATCGAAAAGTCTATAGTGTGTTTAAATATGTTTCTTGTCTTGTCATTTGGTTCTGCATATAAATCAAATGGTTCTTCTCCATCTTGTAAAAAAGTATTTGTATAATCACTAAAATTATATTCTGTATCCCAATCTATCCAACTCTTATCCATATTAAATATTTTCTTATCATCAAAGACATTTTCAAATTCAACTTCTGGCTGCTCTTCTTCTTGTGTATTATCAGTTGTTTGATTTTCAGAAATTATTTCTTGAAGTTTTTGATCTACACTTATATCTACAGTAGGCTTCTCTTCGTTTTCAAAGCCTATATTTGGAGTTGAACTTGTCATTTTTAGAATAATGGAGGATTACGTTTTGCGTCTTTGATTAGTTGTAAGACCTTTGTTTTGTAGTCTTTGTCTGTAGCATACAAATCATTTGGATTACTTAAAATCAAATCAAGTGCTTCTTCAACTGTATCTACACTAACTATACCTTTTCTATCTCTAAAAGGTTCATTCCATTCTTCATTGTATTGTTTCATTTGATCTCTAATATCATCAAAATCTACAAAATCTCTTCTTGTATTTTCAAGACCTCTACCTAAATCTTCTTTTGTTTCTAGGTTAGTAGATTGACCTTTTTGTATTTGACTTAATGATGCTTGCAAACCTAAATAATTATTTTTACCTGATGGCGATTCTCCATTACCTGTTTCTAACATAGCTTGTGCAGCAGTTAGTTCTGGAAACTTATGACCTGCTTCTTTAGCTAGTTTATAAAAAATAGGAAAGTTTGTTTCAAATCTTTTTATACCATTAGTTTCTTCTTTACCTACTATGCCTAAAGATTCTGCTGTTTGTTTTGTATCTTCTATATCATCATTAGGAATAATCACTCCATCACTTTTTGGTACAAAAACTTCTCTACCTTCTTCTCCAACAATTACAGGTTCATTTTTTTTAACAGGACCACCTTCTGCTAATTCTCTATACTTGTCTATTTCCTTTTCATTTTCCTTTTTATTTTCCTTTTTTAACTTTGGATTTGCTTTATAATATAAAGTTTCGAGTAAAGGATTTTCAAATCTGTAGTTACCATCTACAATTTTTATTGTTTCTAATTGTATAAATTCAATAATCTTATCTTTTGCTTCATCTTTTTCTTTTTGAGTTGCATAGTCTGTTGTAGCCCAAGCATCAATTTTATCTCTATATCGTTTTGTAAGATCATTAAAAGCATTTGTATAACTTGTTTTTATTACTAAATATCCAGATTTATTATCTTCTCTCAAAGCTTCTTTCATGTTGTTAAGAGTAGTTTCAAACTCTGGGTATGAAGACAATACACCTTGCGAGCTTTCTTTATTAATTAATTTTAAAGCTTTTTCATATCTTGTTCTATCTTCATCAGTTACAGTAGAGCCTAATACCGCCATAAAACTATCAAGCCTTACTCTTGCTTTGTCTTTATCGCCAAACTTGCCATTGTTATAGTCTCTTACAAATCTATCGAACCAAAGATCAACATTATCATTTCTTAAATTATATTCTTGAACAATGAATTGTTTTAAATCTGGGTGCTTTGCAACTAAAGCTTTGAGAGTTTTAACATTATTGACATACGTTGGCTCGTCCATAGAAGTCCAATCCATGCTGCCTAAAGTTTCTGTTATATCTTTTTTATTTAATAGGTTTACAAGATCTTGTTCTTCTTCGTTTGCATCTTTTATCTTTTCATATATTTCTTTCTTAAGTTCCAAGATACTATCATCTTGCTCTAAAAACTCTCCTAGTGTTTTTTGTACTGGTAATCCATCTTTTGTAGTACTAATTGGTCCTACTGTAACACCTGATATAAAATCTATATAATCGTCTAACTCAGATTGAGCTTCTACCCAAGAAATATTACCTTTTTCGTAATCATTTAAAATTCTATAACCATTCTTTTTAATTATCTCAATCATGCCTGACGGAGAAACAACCTCTGATAAACCTAATCTATATGTATAGTCTGTATCTTCTTGAAGTAAAGATAATGCGTAGCTTTCTCCATCTTGAAAATCAGCATCAATAATATTCTCTTCAATATTTTCATTGTATTTATCAATATTACGAAAATATAATAACGAACTGTCTGTAAGCATATTTGTATAATTTTGTATGTTTGCATCTGCTTTTGCTTCTACGTGTTTACTTATTGCTTTGCGTAAAGCTGCATTTTGTTGAGGAAAGAAAAATTGATTTAAAAGTTGTGGCCTTATACCTTTAGTATCTAATAATTGTGTTTCTTTAAATTCATTTATAGCATCTTGAAATTCTTTAGAATTAACATCAAACTGAGATAAAGGCACAGGAGTAGTACCACCTTCTTTATTTGGCACTTGAACAATATGATTTGCAAAAAATTGATTAGTTTTGCCTTCTGCTATGTTTCCTAAATTCATGGCAAGTTGTTTTTCAATTCCATACTCTATATACATATTTCCACCAACAAAATTTCTCATAATTCTGTTGCCTTTCTTTTCAGATAATTCTTTTTTTATTTGTATAATTTCTTTGTCATTAGCACCCAAAAGTAAATTCTGACCTTCTAGTACACCTTCTTGTTTTGCTTGATCTATTTTAAAATTAACAAATCTTTGTAATGTAGGATTTATGCTTTGCAAGGTTTCAGCTAAATCCATCAAGCCAGTTTTAGGTAAGACACTTACAGGTTCAACAAAAGTTTCTACAGGAGTTCTAGAGCTTTGACCTGCTGTACTCTGAAATTGTGTAGTACCTACTTGTAAAACCATAATTAATTAGTAGCAGATGGAAGTGCATTAAGGTACATACCAACACCTTGAGTGCCGATATTTAATAAAGTCTGACCTAGACTTGGTATGGCATTATAAGCTTCATTGATATTACTTTGTAGTTGGTTTCTTCTAGTTTCAAATTGTGATTCTGTTTGTTGAATATTAAAAATATATTGTCTTTGCATTGATTCTATACTTTGATTTACTTTTTCTCTATAGTTAGCAGCTTGTCTATCTTGGTCCATTAATAATAATCCTATAGTTGTACCTGCTTGTTCTGATGCTACTATAGCTCTCTTAGCTTGCAAAGCATCAATAGTTTTTGCGAACTTATCTTGTGCTGCAAACTTTTCTTCTTCTGCCCTTCTTTCAGCAAGAGCTAATTGTTTTTGTCTTTTATCGGCTTCTGCTGATTGGTTGGCTAATAATGCTTGATTATATGTTTGATCTGCCCTTTGCTGTGCAGCAGCCCTACCAAGAAAAGCATTGGCAGCAGTAAGACCCAAGCCTATATTAAATGCTGTTGCAGCAGGTCCAGCTCCTAATAATGCAGCACCAACACACATCTAGGCAATCCTCAGAAATTCGTAGAAAGGTTTTTTTTGATAACCATAACTCTCATGTAGTTTTACAAATGTAAACCCAAGAGCTTTTAACCAT